ATACTTGTTAGGTAGGATACGTACTTGGTACTTGCCTGGTTTTGGTTTAAAGAAAATTTTAGTGTAATCAATTTTTTCACGGGTTTGATTTCCCTTGTTTTGAGCAGCGGCCAATTTCTGCTTAGCCAAATTTAAATCCATAACTGTTTTATTTTAAAATTAAATATACAACCTAATCTTTAAACTACCAAATTATCTAGCAGACAAATCTATGATCTTGTGGATTGCTGTATCTAATTTGCGCAGTTCAGGGCCGTTAGTGAGCAGTATACTATTTTTATAGTCGTGCCAATTAACGATATATTTAGTATCCAGTACACCTCCGTTTAGTTTCTTAATTAATGTATTAAGAGCATTAATGGTGTACAGTGTATTACTTTCTTTTTTGCGATGTAACAATATTGTGTTTGGTAACGGAGCATCAGACATATTACCCATATCAATATTATATGTACACATAAGTTCTTCGCTTTGGTGGTAATTACCGACTCTATTTCGTCCTTTGAGGTAAATGTGCAGAATAGTTTGTTCAAATCGTAAAATGTATTGTCCATCATAAATATTTATATTTTTTTCAAACCATGATATGTGATACCTTGTTTAATACCAACGGGGTATTCAAGTATATCTACAATTTCTTGTAATATGTCTCCATCCTCTTTAGCGTAATCAAATAAAAACGCATCATAGGTATACAGAACTAATTTAGTTTTTTTATCCTCTAAATATTTTAATATTAATTCTAATAATGTTATATTTGTTGCTGTTTCTGCGCTTTGAACGACGTAATTTAATAATTTAGCAGGTATCATATCAGGTAGCTCAATGCGTTTAAACGTTTTATTTTTAGTTGTTATGTAGCCACTACCTTTAAAGTCATCCCATAGCTCATCTGTAAATGTTGCTACATCTTTAAAAAATGGTTTATCACGATATTCGCTCCATACACCACCGTATAATTGTTTGAATGTTAATTCTTTGGCCTCTTGTGCACTTACACCAAGTAATCCACCTAAATAATCGTATGTATTTTGATCTTTAGGAAATTTAAAATCAATCATCTTACCTATCAAACGTGGGTGATATCCCTGAAAATCCATCTCAACAAATTTATCATTTGTAGGTTTATAGCACTCACGCTCGCCATTATCTTTATTTAATGCAGCATAGTTAGTATTATTAAATGTATTTGAGGGGCGTGAGGTAGTGGTGTATAAATTATATTGAGTATATACTTTACCTTTATGTAAATTAAATTCTGGGTATTGTAGTTTGTCCTTATAGAAATCAACAAAGCATGTTTTATCAACCTTTATACCATTTTTTTCAATTTGATAAAATACATGAGTAGTATGGAAATTTTGAAATTGAAGCTGTGTATCTAATAAATTATACTGTTGAATTAAAGATAATACCTCAGAAAACATTACCTCACTCTCCTCATAATGTTTACTAATTGGAATTAAACAATTGGTATTAGGCAAACTAGGATACTTATTATAATAATAATCAGTACACCTAGTGCCTGTACCAGTGTCAACGAAACTAATAAAATTAACATCAAACAGCTTGTCAGCCAGCGGATACATCCAATGTAGCGCTTTCTTTTTATTTAATACCCACAGATTACCTGTGTGTTCTAATAACCAATCTAATACCTCTACCTTATCAATACCAAACGATTCAGTATGATCAAGGCAAATGACATATCCTTTCTTATCATCAAGAGGACGAATATAAATTAAACTCAAATCGGTAAGTGCAGGATGGAAATTATTGTTTTTAGGAATAAACCTAATAAAGCAATCTCCAAACTTAGCAGGTAATTGAGATGATTTTTCTATAACGTAAAACATATAACATAACCTTTATGATTTAAATATAAGTAAAATTTTTTAGCCCACCAAACCACTATCTTCATTTTGTGGACGTACATAGGAGGTATTTACGAAGGTCTTTATACCAGGAATTTTCTTTTCAGCCTCGTTTAATTCAATATCGTTAAATCCACCTTTATAATTTAAAACAACAGAAATATAATATGGATTGTCTTTAAATTCATCATATGTTATTTTACTTATCTCTCTAATAATATTAGTGCTTGCATTGTAAGTAAAATATCTAACATCACTTTCGTATTTATAAATAAACGAAGCAGGTCTTTTATTACTTGGTTTTACTTTACTTAATGATCCGTAAATAAATGTTTTTGGATTTGTTAATGCAGTATTAACTTCTCTTCCTTTAGATCTAATTAATTCAGGAGCATTAATATCAAATTCTTTACCAGCAAAAAATTTATCATTAAACTCATAATAATATCCTTGATAAAATTTGTAGTTAAATGAAAATACAAATTCATCACCTGATGTATATTTTATTTCTATTGTATTTGCTGGTACTCTCATATTAGCAAGTTATTCCTGGTTTTTGATAATCGTAGTGATGTGATTCATTACCATTATTTATATTTTCAAATCCATATTTTGCTTTATTTTCTTGAATCCAAGCCCATTCTTTAGGTGTTTTAATTGGATTAATTCTAACACCATTTTTATCAGCCAAATCAACTGCTAATCCAAATCCATGATTTGATGTTCCTGGGGTTGCTGCTGGAATGCCTGACGCCGCTGATGCTGCTTTAATTCTTTCTTGATCATCACGTGTTCTATATGCTGAGTTAACCTTAATAAGAATACCAGCGCTAAAAGCATCAATTAATAGTGCTTCTAAATCTCTTATAGCATTAGGTTGAAGTCTAATACGTTTTTCATCACTTTGATTTACTGAGCTGTAGTGACGAGCATAAAGGCCAGGTCTTATACTTACTAAAATATCTTCTATAGCACCATTTGTTCTTACTTGACCACAAATAGATTTTTTAGCACCTCCAGAGGCTGATCTTCTGGTATTATTTATATCAGTTTTTGCTTTAGTTTCCAAATTTCCTTTTGGGTTTACAGTTACTAAATCATTAAAATTTAAAACACCACCTTGTGGATTATCTAATATAATAGTTTGAGCATCAATGTTAGTTGTCCAATCATTATCTTTAATAGAATGTCCTATACCTGTAATAGTATATCCTAATTTTGATCCTAATGATGCACCTTGATATCCTTTAGGCAATAAATCAGGGGGTATTTTAAATAAGTGACCTATTACTAATCCTCCAATACCATCCATAGTAACAGATAGTTTAGTAGGAATAATAGCTCTATTTTTAATATTTGATTTAGTTAAATTTTTAAAGAAATTAATTAAATCTTTTAATGAATTTTTATAATCACTTGCTTTATCAGCATCAAAATCTCCATCAGTAAACCAACCATAATCTTGATCTCCAAAAAAATCATATAGTGATTGAAGAGAGTCAGTTACACTTTGAAGTTGAGCTTTAACTTTTTCAAATGTAGGTTGATCAGGATCTATTGTTGGATCTGTTTTTTTAGGTATAATTCTATCTAATAAACCTTTATTAAAATCTAACATTGTATTATTATCAGTTGCCATAGCACCTCCACCTACTTGTGCTGCAATAGCTACTGTAGCTGATTGATCTGGGAATATTTGTGATTCTAGTTTGTAAGATCTAACTGTAGATTTTAAATTATGCATTTCTAATTGAAATATATTTTCATACACCTCAGATCTTGGTTTAGAATCAACATAATTAATATCTATAATGTATATTTTACTATCTTCAGGATCAACAAATAAATCAAAGTTATTTACATTACCATTAGCAGCCGAAACTTCAGATAATACACTTTTTAAAAAGTTATATAGATTAATATCTTTTTTCTCTTTAGTATCTAATGATTCTAAATTATTATCTAAAGCTAATCTAAATAAGAAATTTAAATTAACATATATATTTCCTATAATACCTAACTCTGTTTTCCAATCATTTTGATAAAAGTATGGTCTTATAATATTATTTAAATATTGTAGATTTTCTATAGCTTTAGTTTGTGATGATTCTAAAGCTTTTTTCTCTTTATTTAATTCAGCTTGTTGAGTAGCTACAGGATCTGATTTGGTAAATTCAACTGCCTTTCCAAAAGCCTCATTTACTTGTTGTGTACTTAACCCAGTAAGAAAATTTCTTTGTAAAAATGCAAATAATGAAACTTGATTTCCAACACCAGAGGCAGCTAATGTTTTATTTAATTTAGTATTATCAATATTGTTTATATCATCAATAGCGGAATTAATTAAATCAACATTTGCTGGTTTATTAATTTTATAGTTAGGGTTTTTTAACTTTTCAAAATGAAGTTTAGTTAATGCTCTAACTGTATCTGGATCTTGTTGTGTTTTTTGTTTAATATAATCAACAATAGCTTGTTTACTTTTAGCTGTTTTGGTTTTAGTACTAACAGCTATATAGTATATTTGATCTAATATATTATTTAAATCAGCATCGCTTAATTTACTTGAAAATGTAATTAAATTAAATCCCGTTGAGGAAGTAGGTGCTATTGTATCTGGATTAACTTTAAATCCATTAGCCCATACGGGGCTTTTAATTATAGCTACAGTTGGATCTACAGATAATTGTAAAGGATGTGCTAGACATAATAAATATCCATCTCCTGTTAGTGCATTAGATCCTGTATTATTAGTAACATATTCTCTATCTAATACTGAGCATTTTACAAAGGCACTTTTACTATTTGAGTCTTTAAATGTAACATAATTATTAATTACATTACATAAGCCTTCTAATGTAATGTATATTTGTTCATCACTAGCTCCAATTTTACCATTACTGCTAGCCTCTGCTGGGCCTCCAGATATGTTAAGTGTTTTTTTAAATAGATCGTAGTAACTAACAGATCCACTTACATTATCTTTAATAGTAAGGTTATCTCCTTTATCTTGTGTACCAGGCATTTTTTTATTTGCTATAGTATACAACTCATAAAATAAACCAGCTAGTACATTTTTAGAGTAATATTTTTTTAAATCAGGTAAATCCGATAATGATATATCTTCTACTCTAGGAGCAATTAATCCTGTTTTAGATATTCTATCTAAATCATTAAATGGAGCATAGTTAACTTTTAATGATTCCATTACCTCACCTACCGATATAATTTCAGTAGTACAATCATATCCACCATCATCACGAGCACTCCAGCTATAATTTTTAACATATCCAAACATTGCATCATAATTGCCGTCGTATTCTTTAACAGCATCATCATACAAATTTTTAAATATAGTTTCTTTATCGGGGGTATTATTTAAAATATCGTAATAATTGACATTTTTAGATAAATTTCCCTCATTATTTAGATATGGAGCCCATCCCCACTCTACAAGTACAGTATACCCTGGACGCATATAGAGTAATTCTAATTCTTCAAGTTGGCGAATATCCCAAGCAATAAAATTAACTGTTACCTCTCTTAGTGAACCGTATGCTGATTTAGATTTAACATCTATGCCTGTAATGCCAGGCATAGGGCGAATACCTAATCTGTTTGCAACAACACCACTTTGATTAATTAAACTATATGCTTGATTTCCTGTACCAACACCTACTCTAGCGGTATTTCCTTCATATAATACACCTCCTTGTAAAACGTGTTGTTTAGCTAATGTATTTGTGTAATTTTTTTCATCAGCTAAACTAGCACTTGTAGCAGGTACAGGTCCTGTATAAGTATTAACCGCAGAGGTCATTCTAATCCAGGCATTACGAGCATTTAAATACTGGATTGAAGTGGGGGTGCGTTCAACTAAGGCATCTTGTCTTACCTTTAGCTGATCTTGAATATCTTTTTTAAGTGTATCTTTAAATATTGACATAACATTATCTAGCTACGTTAAATTGTTTGTATTGATTTAATACAGCCGTTAAATTAGTAGGTATTCGTAATTGAGTACCTGGTGTTGGGTATAATGCACCTCTAGTAGCGTTATTATTAGCCATTGCTATAACCCACCACATAGTAGCATCACCATAATAAACATAAGCTAAGTTATCAAGTCTATCTCCTACATTAGTAATAACATACACATCAGACTCTGACAAAGGAATATTTGGGTAATATCTTCCCTTGTAGTAAGGTTTATCTGTAGTTTCAGTACGTAATATGATTTGATTTTCGTAGCGATTCATTTTAAATTATTTTAAAAACGACCTCCTGCACCTCCTCCTCCAAAACTACCACCTCTAAATCCTCCAAATCGAGATTTTGGAGCTACAGGAATAATTGGTTTTTTAACATAAGTATGATCAATTGGTTCTTTTATATCTGTTCTTCCTATAGGATATCTTACTAATGATCCAGTATCATTTGAAACTGGTGGTTGACGAACAGGTACAGGTTGAGGAGGTGGTGGTGTTTCTTCAGGTTGTGGTTCTGGTGGAACAGGAACAGGTTGTGGTTCTGGAGTTGGTTCTTTAAATATAAATCCACACTCATAATATTGAGGAAGATAATCATGAATAAAGGTAAATCCAAAGCTTACTTTTATATAGTAAGCTAATTGTATATCTAGATCCCAATTTGAATCCTGAATAGGGGAGAAATTTAAATTAGTAATAATGCCAGGTTGATTATTAATATAGTTTCCTATTTTTAATCTAGTAATAATACCACCAAGTAAATTATTTTCATACTTACCTGCTAATGTTGAGGCTAATTCACTTAATAAACAGTGTTTAACTATTAATTCCTCTCTATTGTAACATGGAATTTGAAATCCAATACTTGCTGTACGTTTAAATTCATTAAATACATAAAAACTTTCAGCACGGCCTACATATCTTGTATTACCCCAAGTACTATTATAATCTTCACTATATTCACTTAAATAACCTAAAAAGCTTAATACGTTTAAAGCCTCACCTGAAAATGGATCTAATGGGGTAAATCTTAGAGCCATTGTATCATCTGATACAACAATATCATTAGTTCTTTTAAATTTATCTTTTATTTGATCTGCTACATACTTTAAATCAGTAGCACCTCTATTTATAGTAAAGGTATTATCTGTTTTAAAGAAGTTTTGAGATATATTAGAGGTTTTATTTATTTGTGCTCTTAATTCAGAATATTTTTTAGCCGCCTGATTAGTATAAGGTATAACGTTTTGGTTAATTCCATTATTAATAGATTCAGTAGGCACATTACTAAAACGAGATAATCCTAAATCAGCACTTGCTGTTAAAGGATTACCAACGTTTATAGAAGAAGATATATCTGCATTTGATGCAGTATAATTAAGTAAAGTAGGAGGAGTATTATCTTTTAAACCAGGAAAACTTGTAGTTGATAATGTTGACCCTGAATAATTAGATAATGCTGTAAAGCTTTTTATATTTTGGCTAGCACTAGCTTCTTGTTGAGCAGCTACATATTTGCTACTTGTTGGATCACCAACAGCAGCAATGTATGTTTGAAATGATGCACTTAAAACATTTAATTCTTGTTTTAAATTAAATGGATTAGCACTTAAACTAGATGTACTAAGATTAGAAACACTATAGTCAAATGTTTGATAAAGTTTAACCTCAGGTAAATGTTGCTTAACATAATTTCTATTTTTAGCAAAATTTATTTTGGTTCCATCTTCGGTAAAACTATATCTTCTAATAAGAGTACTTCCTATACCATATATTGATCCAGGACCAGAAATATACTTATTAATTGTAAGTTGTTCTGGTTCTAGTTTTATTGGATTGAATGAAGCACCTGTTAAAGCACCTAATGCTTGAGAAATACGATTAACAGTATTAATTACATTTCTGCTTTGAGTAGGATTAGGTTTATTATCGCCTAATTGAAATTTACTTCTATATCCTACTAATCTATTGTTTTTACCATCTCCGTAGTTATTATATTCAGCTACGTTAATGTATTTTGTATCATCGTTTTGAACAGGTAATAAACCATGTCTAACAATATGTTGCCCAAATGCATTTACAGGCACTTGAGCTAATGTGTTTATACCTAAGTTGTATATGCGAGTAGGTCCTACAGCATTAACAATTTTATTTGCTGTATTAACTATAAAGTTACCTACATTTCTTAATAACCCACTACCAGAGGTAGGATTATCAGTTCTTAATTTTTTATATTCTAATTGGGGTTGGGAAAGTTGTAAGCCAACTTGCTTAACTATAAATAATGGACCTTGTGGAAGATTAGTTAGGAATTTGCCTATACGAAGAGTATCAACGATTGAAGCATTAGCAGCACCTACAGCTCCACCTCTAATTAAACCATCATCGAATTTAGTTAATCGAAAACGGTTAAAACCAGTATCAACTTTGTTGATATCTACTTGAATGTAGGGTTGTCCGCTATTACCTCCTCCTGGTTGATCTTGTCCGTACTTAAGTGATTTTAAGTCCGTTTGTAGGTCAATTAAAGGCATCTTATACTATTAGTAGCGTCCGTCACGTGGACCTAAGTCTTTGTACTGACGTCCTGTTCTAGATTTGTACACTTGTGATACTACACCGTTTGGTGTTAAGTTGATCGCGTTTGGATCTAATTCATCTAATGTAGATGGTTGTGGTCTCATTGATAAGTTGCCTGGGATTAATCTCCAGGTAACAGGAGGTTGACCATCTACAGAGTATAAATTATGTAATGAGTTTGGTGGAACTGGATTAACACCAAAGTTAGCTGGTTGGCCACCTCTCATACTTAAAGTACCTTGTGTACGTAATTTGTCGATTAAACTCATGTTATTTAGTTTGATGTTTCGTATAAATATTTAATGGTTATGCTGCTTTGTAACTACCTTGTACTAGTGTTGAGCCAACCTTTTTACCATCCATGTTGATTGATGTATCTTTGTTGTATAATCTATCTACAGCAGTTCTTACTTCATTAATAGCTGCAATCATTGGTGTTAAATCAATTGAAGCTCCACCACCACCACCTAAATCAGTACCAGCAATTACAGTATCTTTATCGTTTAATTTAATAGCGCCTTCTGGTGCTAGTAATGTACGTTTACCATAGCCACCTTCGGATAGTACGTCATCACCTTTTTTGCTGTTTAATAAACCAAAACCAGCAGCGGTAATACCAGCAGCAGCCGCAGCTCCTAATCCAATTCCAATAACAGGAATAGAAGCTAAATTAGCATATGCTTTATAAGCAGCATATATAATAGCAGCACTTGCTACTCCTTTTATAAGTTTACCAACAATACCTAAACTATTAATTAAAGTTCCAAGTCCATTTCCAATCATTGATGTTAAATCATATATTAATTGGAAGGGTGCAGCTATTAAAGTAACTATTGATAGTGCATCTGTTAGCATATCTAAAATAGTACCTAATGGTCCTGCTATTAAATTACCAAAGAAATCCTGTAATTTAAGAATTGCTTGGTTAAATTTATCTTGTATATTATTTCTTTCTAAAGCTTTTGCTGCTTCTTCCTCTTGTACTTGAACTAATGATTTTCCACTAGCAATAGCTTCCTCTCTCTTTCTTAATGTTTCAGCTAATTGATCTGAGGTCATACCTACAGATTCAGCTAAAGCATTTTGTTGTAATCTATTTAATTTAGTAAATTCAGCTGCTGTACCTACATTTTTAGCTAATTCTTCGGTTAATGTTACTTGATCACCTGCTAATGCTGCTGCTCTTGCTCTTTCAAGATTAATTTGTCTACCTAATAATAATTCAGCCTTTAATTCACTTTCAATTGATCCACCAAAATCAAGTAATTTATCACCAGCAGCAGCAACCTGCTCTAAGGTCATACCAAATGCCTTAGCAGTTACTACTGCTTTAGCAATCATTTCTGGGTTGTTGCCTAGGTTGGCAGCTAACTGACCTGATATTTTAGAGGCTTCAGCAAGAGCTGCTTTGAAGTTAATACCAACTCGAAGTTGATTTCTTGCTGCTGTTAATCCTCTAACAAATGATCTATATGTTTCTTCAGATGATTTACCTGTTACTATAGCAAAACGTTGTATTTGAGCAGCTTCATCCGCCTGTAAGCCAACTTGTTTAGTTAATTTAGTCTGAGTGAGAAGCTGATCAGCACTATATTCATAAACAAACCCAGTTGCTTGGGCTAATTCGTTAAATGATTCAACTAAATTTTCTGTAGTAGCAAATATATTTCCTGATCCACGAGCAATAGCTGCTATGCTTTCTCTATATAGTTCAGCTCTTCCTCCTGCATATCCTAATGCTTTACCTAGTTCAACTGTTTGTTTATTAGCATCAAGTGCTTTTCCTACAAAGAAGGTAATTAAAGTAACTGGATCTGTTAATGATTTTTTAAAGCCTACTCCTAATTCTTTAGCAAATACTCCTAATGATCTAAATTTATTGTTTAAATTATTAGTTGAATCAATTGCTTTCTGCTTTATAGTATATGCTTTATCTTCTAATTCTAGTCTTTTTTTATCTGTTAATAAGCCTTGTTTTTCAAGCTCATTTTTTTCTTTTTCAATATCAAGAAGTTTATTTTTTATTTCTTCAGTAGATAAAGCATCTTGAATAAGTTGTTTATTAAATTCTTCAACAGCTTCTGTTGCTTCATTTATATTTAAAAAACTAGCTAATGAACCACCATATTGAGAAATAGTTTTACCTGCTGCTTGAGCAAGTCCGCCTAAATCTTTTCTAGTATCTGCTATTTGCTTAGTTAAATTAAGTTCTTTTTCTAATATAGGAATACCAGATTTTAATGCTTCTTCAGCATTAAGTAATAATTCGTTTTCTTTTTGTAACTCTTTTAATCGTTTTTCTTGTAATGAAGTTCTATCTTCTAAAGCACCTAATCTTTCAAATTCTCGTCTACGTTCTGTTTCAGATGCTTTTAATCGTGCTACTACAAACTCTAATTCTTGTTTTTCGAGTGCAAGACCGTTTTTTATTTTTTTAAAATTTTTATCAGTAAGGTCGTTATATCCTTTTTGATAAGAATTTAAATCTTGAGCAATATTGGTAAATTCTTTAAATGCTCCTTTACCAATTTTTAATAATAAATTTTGATTTTTTAATTCAGACGTTATATCCTGAAATGTTCTATATACATAATCTACATTATCTACAAGCTCTTCATATTGCTTATTTAATTGCTTAATATATTCATTAAGCTTTTTAGTATCAGTTCCAGCATTACGAAATGCTTCTTGAAGATCAATACCTAATCCACCAGCTTCTCTTAATCTTCTATTAAGATCTGTTAATTGTTGTTGTAATTCTTGTACTGTAGGTTCTGCCATAATATGGTGTTACGACATATAAATATTAAAAGCGCCTACTTTTTAGGCGCTTTAGCTACGTATGTTGGTGGTTTTGTTGGTGCAACGTTTGGTCGTGATATTTCTTTACTTGATTTATTTTTTAACATGTTTTGCTGTTTTTCAGCTTCCTCTTTTTGTTTTTCGTAATATTCTCTTAATTTTTCAAATGTAAACTTACGCAACCAAAGAGGCATGTTATAAACAGTGTCCCAATCGTATCCACCATTACCGTGAAATACTATTTCGTGTATTTGAGAAAATAATAATGGTCTATATTCCAGAGTCAGGCCAAAAAAAGCTAATAGATATTGGAATATCTATGCCCTCCCCTACATAGTCTACATCTTCTGGAATATATTTTAAATTAATATCCGGAGATATTTTGCCATAATGTTGTCTTAATGCTCTTGAATCTTTAGCAATTAAATAATTATCAACAAAATCACGAATATCTTTTTGTTCACGTTTACCTTCAACTGAGGTAATGATATGTTTTAAGCGGGTTGTAACGTCTGTAGTAGCATTTGGGTTGATTTTTTGCATACCCCTAATCTCAGCCTCTATTTTCTGTTCATCACCGTGCGTTAATAATTTAAAAGTAATATTATTGCCTGAGTGTGGTAATGTAAAATTAAATTCGTTTATTCCGCGTTTAAATAATGATTCATCAACTACTTTATCTTCTAGTTTAGATAAATCAATATTAAATTCTTTACCACCATAGTTAATACTATAATCTTTACCATATCCTAAAATACGAGCAGCAACTAATATTGCATTTTTATCACCAATTAATAGTTCATTATAATCAATCGGGGTAATGATCAGTGATTGTAATAATTTATCAATAACGGTTCCGTTTTTAATATAGTTAACGTTAGTAAGGATATCTTCTTCCTTAGCCGTCATATATTTCATTTCAATTTGCCCCTTAGCTAGTGGGGATGTTTCGGGATATAATAATCCTTTTGATGGTAGCGAAACTGTTTCTGTTGGAATTTTTAATTCAGCCATAAACTTTTATTTGTTATATATATAAATATACGAAAAAAAAAGACGTCTGCAAAAGCAGACGCCTTAAAGAAAGAGATATAGAGGGGAATTAGAAGTTCAATACGCAATAATCCATAGCGATGTTAACGGTTAAGTTGATAGCTGCCTCGTTAGCCCAATCGTATTCACCGAAAGTAGCTGTTTTAACATAAGCACCTTTAATAATCCACTCACCTACGATATCGCCTACAGGACCTAAAATATCTAAAGTTAAATCTTTTTTATAGAAATCAGAGTAACCATCGCGTCCAGTTACTGATTCGTGTGCCAAACGAGCCCATTCCATTACAGCTTGTGCGCCTGATGGAGTTACTGGGTCGTAAAGGCTTAATTGCATATCGTTCCAACGTACTTTTCCTTTTACTTTACGGTATACGTTGATATGATCTAAGATAATTTCACCAGCTTCAAATCCAGGAGCAGCGGCTGCCTTAATCAAATATGCTGGGATACCATCGATGTACATGATAAACCTATTTTGAACTTTTGGTTCAAAAGCGGTAAACATGATTTCGTTAGCGTCTAATACTGCCATTTTATTTTGTGTTTAATTGCTATTAATAAATATTAGCAACTACATCCCCTTAGGCAGGGAATGTAGCGCCAGTTGGTTGTACGTTGAAGTTCAATATAATGAATTCAGCAGTCTTAGTTGGTTGGATATAGATCTGACCTACTAATTGGTTACGATCGATTACATCAGGAGTGTTGTTTGATTCATCCATCACTACTTTGTAAGCGTATAAACCTTGACGTTGTACTACTGATTCCATGTATGGATTTACTTGGCTTAAGAAGCGGTTACGAGTAACGTTAGTATTTTGTTCGAATACTAAGTTATTAGCTACTTGACCAATGTAATCTTTTAATGCAATTAATAAGCGACGAACGTTTACACGATCTAATGCTGTTGATTTTTTCTGTAATGTTTTCTGACCAAATACTACAACACCTTCTCCAGGGAATGTAGCTAATGGGTTAACACTTGCATCATATAATGTATCGCGATCGTTTTGAGATAATTTTCTTTCAGCACGTAATACTGAAGGAACACCACCACGATTTAAACCTGCAGGAGCAAACCAGCTAGCAGCAACCTGATCGTTGAAGGCATAAACACCACCCATTACTGTTGATGGAGGAGCCCATACAGCCTTACCTAATCCAGAGCTAAATAACTGTACCCAAGGCCAATATGTTGCAGCATAATTACTGTTTTGACCAGCAGCAGCTGTTGCAGCTGTTGATACTACAGCGCCATATAATTTAGTGTCTACAACAGCAATTGCATCACCACGACCCTCACAAGTAGAAATCATAGTTGATACTGCACTATTGTCTAAAGTAACACCTGGAGCTAATAATACATTAAAGCGGAAATCATCTTTATTTGCTAATAAATTGAAAGCAGTAATATAATCAGCTGGTTGGAAACCTTGAACGTTAGTTGCTGTGATATTTTCGTTCATTAATTGTGCAAGTGAAGTAGCAGTTAAACCACCACCAAATGAACCACCATATGATCCACTTCCTAATGCTGGTAAGCTACCGCTTAAGGAACCTGATTTAAAGAATCCATTATTATCAATTGAATCAATTGTTGGGTTTACTGATTTAACACGCACATACTGAGAAGCATTAGCGTAAGAACCAGTAATATCAATATATGGCTCACCATCAACATCTAAACGGAACATTGGTTTATAATCACCAATTACACGAGAGATAAAGTTTGGTAAGGCTGGGTCTAATGATAAATTAGGCCATGTTTCTATATAGTTAGGTTGAGCAGTATTATCATTACCTTGACGAATAGCTAAGGTAAATGTACCACTACCAGTACTTACTTGCGTAATTTCCCAACGAACGTTTACTGTACTACCACTAGCTAAAGCACCTGCTGATAAGCTAGAGGTGTTATTCATTGTATTACCCCAAGCTAATGTTTCAAGTACAAATGCATTTCCAGTATCGGATGTATTAGTACCACCACCTAAAGTAATTAAAGTAGAGAAACTTGAAGCCGATCCAGTTGCTACTGTAATTCCGTTAGCAAATGTACCAGCTGAAGATCCTGAAAGAATTAAAGTAGCAGTACTTGTTGAAGCTACTACTAAGTTTACACTAGCGCTAGCTGCAGATCCTGATATTGCACGGTTAATTACAGCTGCTACGTTAGTAGCTTGAGCGGCTGCTGTTGATCCTGTAGCAAAGTAATATAAGTTACCATCTACATCATCTTGAGGACCAAGAGTTGTGTTATCTACAGCAATAAAGCGATATACAGTACTTCCGTAAGTTACTCTAACTTCTTGGTTAGCAGTAAAAGCAGCAGCTATAGCACCACTACCAGTAGCAAATTTATCACCAGTAGTTGGAGTTTGGTTACCAACACTAGCTGAAGCGTAAGTACTCATTGCTGAGCTACCACTACCATTTACAATTCTAGTTACGAGTAATGTTTGACCACCATTTTGGAAGAAATCCCTAGCGGCCATTGATGTAAAGTATTCGTAGTTGTAACTACCACTTTTAAATGTTTCTCCGAATTTTGCTGCGAATTCACTGTAAGAAGTAACATAGGTAGGAACGAATGGTTGACCCAACACAGTTGGACCAACAATTGCTGTTGCAGTACCTTGAATACCCCTCTGAACTAACGATTGGTCAGATTCATTTTGGAATACGCCTGGAGATAAAATTTGTTCTGCCATTTTGTATTAATTGTTTTTGAAAATTTAATTAGGATTGACCTAATAATAAATATCCAAAACCCATTACAAAACGCGAAACTATTACTGGATAGGTGTGATTTCTCCCGTATTAATATCTATACTGCCTTGACCGTATTTTTCTTGTAAGGTTTTAATAAGCTCTGATTCTTTTTGCTCGATTGTTTTTAAATCAGATACTAAACCTTTTTTAGCATCGGTCAATTTTTCAATATTTTCTTGAAATACGATTAGCTGTGCTTCAGATGCACCAATCTCAAGGATTGTTTGGTTGTACTTAGATTGTAAATCTCTAATAGATTGTAATTCCTCTGGTGTAAGTTGTGCCATAACGTTTTATTATTGTTCCCATTTAGCTAATGGGCAAGCTTGTGGTCCTGGTTTAGGTGAAAATACTTTTTTGCTCAATGGGCATCCACATTCACCACATACAAATGTTTGGATTGCTGTTACAAATTTTTTGTGTGGACAGCTATCACAAACTTGTGAGCGATATTGAGCAATTGAAAGTTGTTCAGGAGTGGGTCTAGCCGAGGCTACCCACGCCTGAAATATTTCAGATATTTTATTCATCAACTTTTACTAACTTAAAGAATGTGTTATAAACACCTTCAGTTTCAACACCATCAAATTCTTCTAATTTGAAAGTGCGATATTCTAATTCACGCTCTTCACTTAGTAAAGCGTTAAAATCATTTTGAAACTTAACAAAGTCAGGGTTTAATTCACGTGATACTACTTCTTTAGTCTCTTCATCAATTACTTCATTGATATAGAGAGGAATACTAATAGCACCGTTTTCTTCTTTACCGTACTTCTTGATTAATTCCTCTTTAAGTTTCTCTACTGATTCTTTTTCAGCAGCAACCTTCTTATTAAGGTCATGTAACCAATACTTTGTAGTTAATTTGATTTTTTCGCTCAATAAGCCTTTTGAAATTACTTCACCAGTTTGTTGGTTAGTAAGACCATTCAATTCAGCCTCGAGTTGATAGAACTCAGATAACTTCAATGTAATTTTTTCCATATATTATTTTTGTGTTTTTGCTTTCTTAGCAGTTGTTTTCTTAGCTTTTTTTACTACTTCTTTAACTTCTTCCTTAACTTCAGCTACTTTATTTTCAATAGCATCAGGAATGTTGTTGTTGTTAGCATCGGCAATTTTACCCTTCTTCATTAAGAAGAATACTACAGCAGCGATTACAGCTAATACGAGGATAGTTGTTAACATATTTAATTTATTTTATTGTGTATATAAATATATCATCTTTTTAGGAGACAACCAAATTTGTTTTAAATCTGTTTACTTCTTATAAATGATATGTCATAAGTGGTCGTGGATAGAGGCAACGTATCGTTATTAAATGGATGTCTGTATGGCTCAGTTACGCGCCATCCTTCACCCCATTTTTCGGTCATGTATTTAAAGTTAATTAAATTAATCTCGTTTAATCTATCATTAAGCTCAATACTTGATTTTTTAGTTTGGCTACCATGAGTATAATATTCATTATACAATCCAGGACCATGTAAATATGGTTTACTTAAATTGCATATTTTATTTACTGGATGGTTATTTAAACGCATAATATAATCAGCATCCTCACAATATGCTGGTGTTAGATTTTCATCAAATAGTCCGTGGCTTTGGATTACTGAATCTTTAATTAGAAATAAATCCCAAGCACCTTGTCCAAAATCACCTCCATATGGAAATACTAATCCAACATCTTGTTGAGCTGCTATATACATTTCCTCTAATAAACCATCTGTAAATGCAACATCATCATTTACTATAATCCAGTAAGGTGCATTAACATAGGATTTAATAATTAAATTCCAAACACATGATACACCTAAATTAGTAGGTAAATGGCATATTGTAAGTTTATTTACAAATTTATGATCAATATCACGTAGCGCCTCTAGCTCTTGTGTTATTTCACCCTTACCGTTATTGTTGAATATAACGAAGTTATCTACTGGATAGTCTATACTTTTGTATAGGCGCTCTACCCAATGAGGGTTTTTCATAACTGCTGTTCCTATAACTGGTATCATTGTTGCTCGTTAAAGAAGAATATATGGAATAATCTACTACTTTCAATATCCCATCCAAAGTAATTTATTCCAGAGTGGATTAATCCACCATCAAATATAACTAATCTATTAAATACATTTCCTACAACATCAACTGTCTCGTATGGTGTACCGTCTAGAAATGTTTTTTGGTTAAATACTTTAAATCCCTCACCAGCATCCCAATTAATTTGACTATTGTGAAATATTTTAGTTTCCTTATGTCTAAGGAAGCTAGTACCTGATTGAGGTGGGGCATCTGGTGTTAGATAAATTACAGCTGCCCATTTTTGAGAATCACAATGAAATACTGATGGTGTACCTGCAGGGCAATATTGAAAGCGTCCATTAATTCCCTCATCAAACCATCCATATCCATTATCACGATCTGCAATTTTTACCCCAATAATACTTTCAAACGCCTCTCTTACACCATCAAACATAAATTGTTTTCTAGTGCGATGACCTACAGCACCCTCTCCTGGAAAATATGTTTGTTGTAAGGCAAAATTCCTTACAGCTATAGGATCAGCGTAGAAGTTATCTACAACGAAGAATCGTTTATCTTTTAAATTAGATACTCCACACTGGTCTGTTTCCACTATTCCCCATTCTGATTCTGGGTTGTTGTCAATATATTTCATCCTATACGGTTTAAATTATTTAATACAGCTTGTTTATGAACATCATTTAGTGGTTCATTCTCTAATAAATATCTAAATATGTTTCTCGATTCCTCACACAATCCACACCACCAAGCACTAACTGCTCTTTCAAATATAACACCATAGAATCCAGGATAATCTAAATCTGTTTTTAATGGTGTAGGAACTCTATTGGCTACTTTATCACCTATACTAGCTATAAGATAGCTATTAAACCATTTTTCAGCACGCTCATAAAATCTACTTAAATAATAATATCCCTCTGGTCTATAAGGCATTAGCGCTACCGCATGTTGTAGCATTCCCTCTACTGAATTATTTCTGCTACCTTGTGAATCAAAGCACATTCCTGCCCTTAGTAAGCATTCATAACGCACTAAATCATCATATGTTCTTTCAGCCGCTCTTAAATAATATGATACAGCTGATGCTGTCTGTCCTATACCCTGATAATATACACCCATATAGAAGTTAATTTCTGGATTATTTGGGTAGGCTATATAGTGGTTTAATAGTGCTTTTAATACATCTTTTTCACCCATCTTTTTATAAAAATCAGGGAGTGAAACTATATTCATCCACTTATGTTTATTGTTGCTAAAGTGAAAGTAATTTATTGGATCAGTTGTATCTAATAAAGTTTGTTTACCTTTTCTAATAACACCTAATCCCATATCGGTGTCTATAGTAAACATATCAAGATCATTTCTTGTTTGTCTTAATTCTACAAATGCTTTCCAACAATCACCTGTCCACATTCCACTACTAAATGGAATTACTTGCATATCATAATTGGTAGGAAGCATATCATGGCATATAATATAACCATGTAGGTTTAAACATTCTAAAGCATTAATAATGTCTCTATAAACTTGATCAGCATGATGTAATCCATCTACTAATATAATATCAAATTTTTCTGTGTTGGTTTTAAAGAAAGTATCTGATTCCTCTTTAATAACTCCTGGATATGGTGAGAATGGATCAACTCCTACTTTATGTTCTATGTTTATATCTTTAAAACTAATGCCTTGATCAACACCTATCTCAAGATATGATTTTGCCTTAATTTTATTGGCCAAATAATTTATAATGTATATCTTATCCATTGATAAACTCCTCTATAACTGTTTTAGATGCTCTTAATAGATATGCTGCATTATCTTGGAATCCAAATGTGATTAAATATTCATCTCCATAATCAGCTAATCCAATACAGAATTCAACATCGGCATCCATGAAATGAAATTCAGGTGTTACTTTAATGATATTAAAGTCCTTATCCCATACTATAAAGCGATGATAATATACGGCATCTTTTCTACCCTCTTCACTCTTAAATAAATCTACCTCATGTGTAATAGCAAAGTAACCATCTTTAAATGGTAGGATTTGAGATCCACCTCTTAAATCTCTTGGAAGTGAAATAGGATTGCTTACATGAACTGTTTGTGATGTACCAGCATTAGGATTTACTCTAACTAGCTCAGTTGGATTAGCCCATTTTACATAGTGAAATGGTTTATCTATAACTGGCATCCAATTTTTCTCACAATATGAGTTTGGATCATTTGGTGGTGCAATTCTTACTCTACTAATCTCCTTTACACTATCTTTATTTACTTGTATCTCAGATAGCTCCATTCTACCAACCCCGTTGGTAGTAGTATCTCTACGTACTCCTGATAGATATAATTTATTATTCCATTCAATAATACGGGCATCCTCTAATCCTACAAATTCCCATAGTGGCTCATATATGTCAAATTGGCTAGTATCTACTTTATAATATTTACTAACCTTAAAATCATTACCTATTTCACAATACCAATTCCATGTTCGTAAACGAACATCGTTTTCTGGATGAATGTAAGTTAATGGTCCGTATGGGTGTTGAAATAATTTTTTCTCTGAGTGGTAGAATGTATAATTTACATGTCTAATAATGACAGTAATTTTTCCATCTTTTACCATCACAGATGGATTCATTAATCCAGTACCATTAGTATGTTCAGCAGGAATAAGGAGAGGAGTAATATCACCTCCAGCATCTATAACACGTTTAACTAGATTTTTCTCCATAACCTAAATATAATAAAACTATTTTTAACAACCAAATTAATGGTTATAAGGCTTACCTACTAAATAATCTAAAGGAATACATAACGTTCCATCATCTTTTAAATAATGCAAGTATTTATTTTTTATTGTTTCTACCTCACTATCAAATGTACTACTATTTTTTTGCCAAACATCCATTAAAATAAAATCATATTTGTGTTGTGGTTTATAAGTGTACACATCACCACAAATCATATTTACTTTAGATGATAAGTATCCTGCTGTGTTAATTAAATCAATTAAATCTTGATCTATCTCTACTACATCAATTGTGTTACAGAATGGTTGGGATAGATAGGGTGCTATTCCTAATCCTAATCCTCCACACAGTATTGATTTATACTCTTTATCGTATAAACATTTTAGAAAATTTTCTATAAAATGAGAATGATCAGTAAATATAGTTCCTTCAAATGCTTTTTCTAAATGGGTAATACCATTTTTATTTACAAATCTCCAATCTTTATTTCTAAGTAATTGGATATTATAATCGGCAAGTATGCCTGTACGAGAACCTGTTTTTATTAACATAAACTAATTTTAACAACCTACAAATGATCCTTTAACTACAGCTATTGTTAATGAAATGTTAATATTATTACCACTAACATTTACTGATAATGGAACTCCTCCTACGTTATTTGTTCCACAATAAGTGTAGTTTAAAGTATTAGGACAATCAGTTTCATCTCCAGCATTAGCAAAAGTACCATCAAAATTATAAGGTATTTGAAGTTTACCACCAGTACTTAAAAATCCAATATGAAATGTAGTTCCAGGAGGTACATATACAGCTGCTACTCCTTGACAAGTAGTATCAATATTATCTGCTGTTACTAATAATTCATCTCCCCCACTATTAAAACTATAATACAAACCAAAGTTAGTTGTAGTTTCGTTTGTAGGATCGGCATAGAATCTAGCAAATATTTGTACTGTACGTATAACAGGTGCTACCCAAATTTTTAAATTTCCACCGGTATTAGGCATAACATTATATTTTTAAGGACAAATTGATGCTATTACGAAATATAAATACTGTCCTTTATTAGAATCATAAGTATAATTATAATTAAAACTCATGTTTGGATTAAGAATACTTCCAGTTATTAAAGTAGCTGACCCTGTGCTATTATAAGTTCCTGTGTTATTCCAAGGGCGACCATAATATACATTTAAATACCCAACAGTGCTCCCTGATATGTTGATAGACCAAGTAGTATTAGATGTTCCTGCATCTATTAATAACATACTTTGTGCAATATCACAACTATACTCATTAAAATGATGATATAAAGTACCTGTTACACTAGAGGAAATATTAGCTGTATGGTTATAGCTATACCATTCAGATAAATCATAAGCTGCACTATAAGTTGCTGATGTTGAAAACCTTGATCCTGAAGATAGTATGTTTATAGGAGCATATTTTTGAGTGGTTGCTTGATTATAATTTGCTGCTCCTTGCACCCACCCTCCAAAAGCATAACTTGTCATTGCACTTTGGGATGTCTCTGTCCTTACGTCACTAAACGCTATTTGTCCACTGCTTGGGAGAGCCATAATTTATATTATTAAAGAGATCCAGATCCAGTTGGTGCTGGGGTCAACCATGGAGACTGTAAAGTAACCACTGGTGGATTGATTTGGTTAGCAATGTTTTGTGCTAAACCAGCTTCCAAACTAGCTACTTGATCAGGGCCCATTGCGGTTGTAACCCAATCCTGTACTACAGGTAATGTTAATTCCTCGAAAGGAATGAAACTACCGCTAGCAGAACCAGACACGGCTTGTGTACCGATACTAGTAGCTGTGTAAAGAGATCCGCTGTATTCCTCAGAGGCATGTAATTGCCAGTGAGCAATAAACACGTAATCTGCTCCTTCTGAGGAGGTTGGATAACACTCTAATGGGTTGATTGTCCAATTGTAAGAAACTGCCATTGTAATTTAGTTTTTATTTTTGTGATAATAAATATTTAAGATCTTCGATTTGGCGCTGTTGTTCCTTGATTGCTTCAATAAGTACGCCAACCATGTTGCCATAGGCAACACTGTAGTTACCATCAGTGTCTTGTTGTACTACTTCAGGTAATATTGGTAGCACCTCTTGTGCAATAACACCAACTTTTAATGCTTTGGTTTCATCGTCTTTGCGGGTGTAATTTACACCACGAAGTGATTTAATTTTGTCTAATGCGTTTTCTACTGTTGTTACGTTATCTTTAACGCGAGCATCTGAGTAAGCAATAACGTCGCCTGTGGCGCGGATGGTGCCTGAAACGTCTAGTGCATAGGCAGGAGATGTAGAGCCTATACCAACATTACCTGCAGGAATTACAGTTAAAATAGCATCTGATGTAGATACATTAGTTTGATCAGCAGTATTATTAATAGCAATATGGATTTTGCCTCTAGAATAAGATGTACCTAGACTTTCAAATAAAATACCACCTTTAGTATTAGCTTCTTCACCAGAAAGTCCAATACCTGTCCATCTACCTGCTGTATTTGCTACGTTTGGAGCTCCTACTCTTACAGCTAATCTATTATAGCTTCCATCATCAACATAAAGAGTATGGGTTGGGGAAGTGGTGCCTATACCAACATTACCTCCACCTGTTAAAGTTTGCATTAATATATCACCAACATTAGTATTAAATGCTGATTGATATCCCATACCTCCATTTAGGTATAATCTACCTCCTTTATATCCAGCATTATTATCAGAAGTACCTGCTTTAAGCATTAAGTCTTTACCTCTACCTGTACCTTGATCACCAGGAGAGGCACCTCCATTTCCTTGAGGTGTAATTACAACACGAGAATCATAATATTGTCCTAATTGTAAAACTACTGTAGCACCATATCCTGCTGTACTTACACTGCCGTTACCATCTGTATCAATGTAAATATTTCTAGCGTTAGTGTCTGCCTCAGGATTATATACTGGCCATCCTAAAGATGGAGCAGCAGCTGTTATACTTGTGGCTCTAACATGAAATATTCCACTTGGGCCTGTAGTGCCTATACCAACATTACCTCCACCTGTAATACGCATTCTTTCAGTAGCGGCACTATTACTGCCATTACCTGTTATAAAAGTTATTGCTTGTGTATTAGTAGCACCAAATCCTCCTTGAAAAATACCTTGTCTCCACATTCCATACATTAATCCATCTCCTGCTGTATTTCTTCTGTCTGCTGCAATTGGAGATTGATAGTTTAAAGGAGAAGAATCATTAAAGCATACAGCTATTGTACCATTTGGACGAATAACAGTACCTGCTACACTACCTCCAACATCAGCATTTGTAGTTCCAAATAAAACATTACCAATATAACTTACATTTATAGCCTCATATGTTGGTGATGCTAAAGTACCTTGAGCTGTTACTCTAAATGGATAACCACCAGCTGATGTTTCATTTGTATGTATTCTTACAAGTGTATTAGTACGAGCAGGGCTTCCATGATCTGCCCAGAATAGATTTATAGGAGATGTATCAGAGTAATCTGAAATTTTAGATAAAATCATATTACCTGCTGTTGTTCCTCCACCTCCCACTAATCTAACCCCATTAGTTGATAAGTTAGCATAAGATACTTCTAGTTTAGCTCCTGGTGATGTAGTACCTATACCAACATTACCATCAGCTTTCATCCATATAGTGCCACCATTATTCTGTAATGATATTTCTTCAGATGTAGCTATTAATTTAATAGAGGCTGCTAAAGCTTTTACAGAAACACCTCCATATCTTAATATAGATCCTCCATTATTACTTAAACCTAAATCAGCATTAGCTCCATCACCATAAATAAATCCTCCATTAGTTAATTTTATATTACCATTAACTTCTAATTTTTGTGTTGGGTTTGTAGTACCTATACCAACATTACCTCCTGTAAAATATGAGTTTCCACTATATGTTGATTGTACTAAATGCTTCCAATAACCATATTCATTCCATAGTTGTACATTACTAATAACATTACTATAAGAGGCTCCTGTACCACTCCACCAACGAGTTCCTCCAGTTTCACTTATCATGAATAAAGAAGCACCAGCTGATTGTTTATACAACCAAGTAGCTCCTTCATAATAAGTACCAGCTGATATATAAATTTCTCCATTATATGGTAATATACTAGCTACTGTTGATCCTCCTTCTCCTAGATAAGCATTATATCCTGATCCTGCTGATTTGATATGGAGTTTTGAGAGAGGGCTTGTGGTGCCTATACCAACATCACCTCCAGAGGTAATGCGCATTCTTTCAGAAGCAGCAGTATAGAAAGTATGGAAATAAGTATTTCCTGCTTCTCCTGCAAAATGTCTCACTTCAGCAGTTGTATAATTTATTGTAAATCCTGCTTTGGCATTATATCCTGTTGGTTGTAATAATAATCCACTTTCTCCACTTACTCCTGTATCATCAATTCTAATATATGCATTAGTTCCAGCTACATGGAGTTTAACTGAGGGTGATGTGGTACCTATACCAACATTACCATTTTGATTAACTCTTAATCTACTTACCCAATTAGCATGTGCTACTGTACCTGCTGAATAATATCCTATATCTGTTAAAGGAAGTGTTGTAGCATTATAATCCCCAGCTAATCTTATACCAGCTGAGGTTTGATCCATTCCTATACCACTCCACCCACCATATGTGTTTATAAAGAGTGGATTATTTGGAACTGTGTTTCCAAATGTTAAAGCTAAACCTGATCCTGCTCCTACTATATCTAATTTTGCAGCGGGTGATGTTGATCCTATACCAACATTACCATTTGATGCTAATATTTCAAGATAACCAGTAGCAAAAGCGGAACTCCATAGTCTAAAAGCATAAGTTCCATCTGATCCTATTCCCCATGGATTTTGTCCATTTCTTCCAAAGAAAATTTGAGCAGAAGCACTTTGTCCTTCAAACCAAGGATAATTACTATGGTTTTTAATAATAACATTAGCACCTGTTCCTGCTAATGTAGTATTTCCTGAAGTATTAAAAGTGCCTTGTACTTCTAATTTATAGCCTGGAGATGTAGTGTTTATACCAACATTACCATTGGTAGCTATGTAAAGTGCATTTACAAAAGTATCTCCACTATTAACAGTAAATAATAAATCACCAGTAGCAGCTCCTCCAGGAGCGGTAGCTGTATTTCTTATTCTTGCTGTTGTATTATTAGCTGTTCCTGTAGTTGAACCTCCAGAAAATAATATATCATTAGTACCACTACTATATGTACTTGTTATAGCAAAATCACCATCATGTAAATGTAGCTTTTGGGATGGTGCTGTAGTACCTATACCAACACTTCCTCCTTTAAAAATCATTAAATCACCTGTAGTATCAGCTATAGCACCATAAGTTCCATTAGCGCTAAGCTTTAACATCATAGTAGAACCATTAACAAACTGAAGTACTGGTCTATTAGCTGATATAGAGGAAATTGTAATCCCATTATCGGCTCCTCTTACCTCTAGTTTATCTGTTACTGTTGTAGTACCTATACCAACATTAGAATTTCTTTGAGTAATTTGAGTGTACTTGTATATTCCGTATGTAGTAGTATCTGTACCTGTTGAGTTTGGAGTATCTGTAATATCACAGTTTTTAAGTTTAGCTGTCCAATACCAGTTTGGAGCAGCTCCACTTCCTGTAGTTTTAACTACAAGTCTAAGATACATTGTACCACTACCATCACTCCATATTTGAAGTTCATGTACTGCTCCTCCATATGATCCACCTGAGTTTTCAAATCTTGGGTTTGTTGAGTATAGAGGTAAAACTATACGTTTTGTAGTATCAGCTAAATCATCATAATTTGAGATAATTGTATATCTTATTACATTATGACCAATATTTACTTCAGATAAAGTTAATTCAATACTTGTTGCTCTAACGTTAGTAGTACCAACAGTAATAAAGTGATTAAAATTACCTGCTGTTCCATCATTTAAAGCAAAGGTACCATGTTTTATTACCTCATAGCTATCACCATTATAGCTTCTTTGAGATCCATTTACTACAAGAGTATTTGATGGAGCTGTAGTGCCTATACCTAAACTAGATCCATCAAACACTAAGTTTGATTCTCCATTAAACGGAGTAGCACTGTTTCCAGTAGCAGTTACAACATAATTATTTGTATTATTAGTTATTGAGTTAGCAGCTGATCCTTGAATACCTTGAGTTCCCTGTGTTCCTTGTACTCCCTGTATGCCCTGAGTTCCTTGGGTACCTTGTGCACCTTGAGCTCCCTGTACACCCTGAATACCTTGTGTGCCTTGGGTACCTTGTGCTCCTTGAACACCTTGTATTCCTTGTGTGCCTTGAGTTCCCTGAGTACCCTGGGTGCCTTGTATGCCTTGAGTACCCTGAGTGCCTTGTGTTCCTTGTACTCCCTGAATGCCTTGGGTTCCCTGGGTGCCTTGTATGCCTTGAGTACCCTGAGTGCCTTGTGTTCCTTGTACACCTTGGATTCCCTGTGTTCCTTGGGTTCCCTGGGTACCTTGTACACCTTGAATTCCTTGGGTGCCTTGGGTTCCCTGTGTACCTTGGGTTCCTTGTAAACTTAAATTAGATCTGTATCTGAAATTCCCACTAGCATCTGTAACTACAATATTAGTTTCAGTTGAGCCAACTGGAATATTAGAATATGCAAAGCTTCCTGTAATACTAACACTACCAGTAAACTGGTGAGTATTTGAGGTTAGAGTACCAAAGCGAGTAGATCCAGTTACAAAGTCAGTAGATGAAGTAATTGTTTGAACAACTATTGTTTGAGCAGTTAAAGTACCTGCTACAGTTAAAGAATCAGCATATACACTACCACTAACTTGGAGTTTTGCTAATGTAGGGTTTGTAGTGCCTATACCAACATTACCTCCAGAGGTAATGCGCATTTTTTCAGCACTAGGGCCACCACCACTACTTGCACCTACAGCAAACGCCATTGCAGTACCAACAGTACTACTAGCATCTCCTACCATAACAAAGGAACCACCTCCTCCTAAAGCAATACCTGATTGGCCACTGTAGTATATGTCTCTTCCTATTAAAAATCTAGCATTGCCTTCAGAACTATAATATCCTTGTATTGATCCTCCATCAACAGTAATTCTTGTGCTAGAGACTGAACCAGCATACAAAACAGAATTTGTTAATATATTACCATTAACATCTAATTTTACTGATGGTGCTGTAGTACCTATACCAACATTACCAACATAGTTTACAGCTATAGCTTCATATGTTGGTGATGCTAAAGTACCTTGAGCAGTTACTCTAAATGGAATCGCTGCTGGGTTAGTTTCATTTGCATGTATTCTAAATAAATTATTAGATCTATTTGTATTCCCTACTGCGTGATCAGACCAGAACAAATTAATAGGATCATTATCTGAGTAGTTTCTAATTTTAGATAATACCATATTACCTGATCCTGTGCCTACCCCTCCTACTAGTCTAACTATATTTTCTGCAGAATTATATACTTCAAACTTTGCTATTGGAGCTGTAGTACCTATACCCAGATTAGACCCATTAAATACTAAATTAGATTCTCCATTAAATGGAGTGGCACCATTACCAGTGGCTGTTACTACATAATTATCAACATTGTTTGTTATTGAGTTTGCAGCACTACCCTGAATACCTTGAATACCCTGTGTGCCTTGGGTGCCTTGTGTACCCTGTACTCCTTGAATTCCTTGTGTGCCTTGTGTACCCTGAGTACCCTGTGTTCCTTGTGTTCCCTGAGTACCTTGAGTTCCAGTAATACCCTGAGCTCCAGTTATACCTTGTGTGCCCTGTGTACCTTGCGTTCCTTGTACACCTTGAATACCTTGAGTGCCCTGCGTTCCTTGAACGCCTTGAATACCTTGAGTGCCCTGTGTACCTTGAACGCCTTGGATGCCTTGAGTACCCTGAGTACCTTGTGTACCTGTAATGCCTTGGGTACCCTGTGTTCCTTGAGTACCAGTAATACCCTGTATGCCTTGAATCCCTTGAGTACCCTGAGTGCCTTGAGCCCCAGTTATACCTTGGGCACCAGTTATACCTTGTATTCCTTGTATGCCTTGAGCTCCAGTTATACCCTGTGTGCCTTGAGTTCCCTGGGTACCTTGAATACCAGTAATACCTTGAGCACCTTGTGCTCCAGTAATTCCTTGTATACCCTGTGTTCCTTGGGTTCCTTGTGTACCTTGAATACCTTGTATGCCTTGTGTTCCCTGAATGCCTTGAGTTCCTTGTGTGCCTTGAGGCCCTTGTATACCCTGTATACCTTGGATACCTTGTACCCCTTGTACACCCTGTGTTCCTTGAGTACCTTGAGTACCCTGAACACCTTGAGCACCAGATGGAGGTTTTACAAAGATAAATAATACCTCTTCATTATTGGTAAATGAGTAACTTGATGTTACTAATGATACTGGAAATGACCAGTAAGTAGTATTATCAGTACTTGTTCCAATATTCCATGTTTGATAATTTGTGTGAGAGGTTTTATCCTGAATTGTAATAGTAGAGCCACTTGGTAAATTACCTAAGAATATATCAACATTATCTGCTAAACCATCAACTTCACTCACATTAATTTGAGTGGCATTAGATTGAGTTACATTATTCCAAATTAAAAACCCAGATAAAGGATCACCTGTGGTGATAGTAGTTTTTGCTTGGTAGTTAAAGAATGAGTTTGAATTACCAGCTATACCTTGTGTACCTTGAGCACCTTGTGTGCCTTGGGTTCCTTGAGTTCCCTGTACACCCTGAATTCCTTGTATGCCTTGGGTTCCCTGTATGCCTTGGGTGCCTTGTACCCCTTGTATGCCTTGAGTTCCTTGGGTACCTTGTGTACCTTGAACACCCTGTATTCCCTGTGTACCTTGAGTACCAGTAATACCTTGTGTACCCTGAGTGCCCTGAGTACCTTGAATACCTTGTGCTCCAGTTATACCCTGTACACCTTGTACTCCTTGAGTACCCTGTATGCCTTGAACACCTTGTGTTCCCTGAGTGCCTTGCTCACCTTGTATTCCCTGAATACCTTGGGTGCCTTGTATCCCTTGTGTTCCTTGGGTACCTTGTATACCTTGCTCACCTTGAATACCCTGTGTACCCTGTACACCTTGTATTCCCTGTGTGCCCTGTGTTCCCTGAGTACCTTGAATACCCTGTGTGCCTTGAGTTCCTTGAACGCCCTGTACACCCTGTGTACCTTGAGTGCCCTGTATACCTTGGGTACCTTGTGTACCCTGAATGCCTTGTGTTCCTTGAGTGCCTTGAGCACCAGTAATTCCTTGAATGCCCTGTGTGCCCTGAGTACCTTGGGTGCCCTGAATACCCTGTGTTCCTTGTGTACCCTGAGTACCTTGTGCTCCCTGTAAGCTAAAATCAGTTCTGTATTTAAAATTTCCACTGTTGTCTGTAACTACAATTCTATTTTCTGTAGTGCCTTGTGGAATTGATAGTGCTAATGAACCAGTTATTGATACACTACCAGTAAACTGGTGTGTATTTGATAAATTAGAGCCAAATATTGTTGATCCAGTTACGTAGTCAGTAGATGAGGTAATGGTTTGAGCTACAATTGTTTGAGCAGTTAAAGTGTTAGTAACGGTTAAGCTACCAGATATAACAGCATTACCTGATTGATTGTATGAACCGCTTACTGAAAGGGAACTAGTAACTAAACCACTATCTATTACCATATTATATCACAATTATATGGTATAAATATTAAGGTGCAATACTGCCTGTGTCAGGAGATGTCCACTCTGGTGTAGCAAGGATTGCTAATATCTCATCATAAGTGTATGGGCCTTCTTTTGTGGTTAAGGCCGCTACTGATGATGGAATAGTTGCACCATCCCATTTTACAAATGTTTTTGTTTGATCTACTGATTTGCGAACAGTATCAATTGATGTTTCTAATACTTGTGTGAAATCAATTGATGGTAGTTCACTAACATCAAAGATCATGAATTCTCTGTTTGGGTATTCTTGTTGTTCCATATGTTTTTATTTTATTTTAAACCGAAGCGTGATTTTTGAGCGTTGTAGTTTTGAAGGATTTCTGAAGCTGAAAGGGCACGATTATATACTTGGCAGCTGGCTATATTACCATTTAGTGCTTCTGATGTGTAATCATGGCCATTACCTAAAGTAAAAGGATTATTTCCTGGTATGCTAACGTTTGCTGTTCCTGTACCATCTGATACTCCATCTAGATAAATAGTTAATGCTCCACTTTGTCTAGTTCCACACACATGATGCCAATTCATATCTGAGATAGTTGTATTTCCTACTGAATATGATCCTACCATGTAAAAATAAATTTTATTTGAGTAGTAGTATAATTCTAATCCATTATTAGCTGCTCCATAATTTCCACATATGAAATCAGCACCGGCATCTGTAGTGTTTCTTTTTACAAAAGAACATAAGCTAAAGTCTCCAGTGCCAGTAACTAAAGCTGGTGTTAACCTTACTACATCATCTGTTCCATCAAACACAATACTCCCTCCATTAGCTGAATTAAATGTTGGTCCATTAGTTAAAGTACCATTATAGCCATTTCCACTCATATCAAACCAAGTAGTACCACTTCCAGGATATGAATTTCTATCAGCGGCGTTTAGTGATAATACTAGTCCATCTGTTACTATTTTACCATTTGCGTATTGTATTGCCATATACTTTATTTTAAGCCGAAGCGTGACTTTAAAGCATTATAATTTTGAAGAACTTCAGATGGGCTCAAACTTCTATTATAATATCTAACAGAGGAATAAGACATATCTGATTTATTAGATACAAGATCACTATCTACAGATATTGTAAAATATCCTGAAGGGGTAGCATTTCCTGCTGCTGTATTATTTACTGTTTTTTCAACACCATTAAGCCAAGCCCTTCTACCGTTGCTTCCTCCACCAGAGGGACTATAAGATAATTGCAAATAATACCAAACACCTATAGATAAAGTATCTGATATGTTATTATATGCATTTGGTGTATGAAATAATGCTTGAAATGTATTTGATCCTCCGTTATACCACATCATATGTCTGCCTGGGTCTTCTCCTCCGTTTTGGGTTACATTTTGCCAACTTCCTCCTGTACTAGAGTTTATTTTAAAAAATGCCTCTAAAGTATATCCACTAACAGAGGAATCTACTGCTATAGCATTTCTATAAGCATATGTAGATGCTCCACTATTAAATACCCCACCAGTCATAGTTGGAGTAGCGGAAAATGTAAAATTATTTCCATTACCACTTAAATCAAACCATGTAGTACCACTGCCAGGATAAGAATTCTTGTCACTAGCATCTAAATTTACTAATAATCCATCCTGAATTAAATCTGGTCCACCTGATATCCCCATTTTATTTTAAATTAAAACGTGATTTTTTAGCGTTATATATTTGAGTCATTTCGTCTGTTGTAAGAATTCTATTATACACTAATACAAATCCAAAAGCACCATTAGCATTTTCTGAATTAGTAAAAGGGTATTTTCCAATTATTATGCCACTAGGACCTGCTGATCCTCCACTATTTGAGGCATACAAACTATTGTTCATGTAAAAACTATAAGAATCCCCAGATATATTACCTGTGCCTGCATATATTCTCCAATTAAAATCTGTTATGCTTCCATTAATACCAACAATAGTTCCGTCAGCATAATAATTGTCTACTGTATCTCCCCAATGTCCTAATAACCAGTTATTTCCATTAGCATTAATCATTCTTCCTCCAGGGTAAGATCCTCCAGGTCTAATAAGAGAAATATAACGAGCTGCTCCTACTACAGTATAATTAGTTGATGATAAATTAGGAGTTGTACTATAAATGTAATCATCAACACCATCAGTGACTAATGTACCACCATTATTTGAACTAAATGATACTCCATTTACTAACGTTCCATTATTTCCATTTCCTGATGTATCATATATAGTGGTTCCACTTCCTGGGTATGAGTTTGGATCAGCAGCATCCCAAGATAAAACGAGACCATTAGTTGGTATTACAGGACCATTTGAAAATGCCATATTATTTATTTTCTAATTGTTCAATACGTGCAGTTAATTCTTTAACTGCTTCAATTAATATACCTACCATGTTACCATAGGCAACACTATATTTTCCATTTTCATCTTGTTGTACTACCTGTGGTAATACCTCAAGTACCTCTTGTGCTATTACACCTATTTTTTCAGATTTGTCTTCACTGTCGGTACGAGTATAAGATACACCTCTTAATGCTTTTATTTTTTCAATAGCTTTTTCTATTGTTAATACATTTGTTTTAACACGAGCATCTGAGTAGGCTATAACATCGCCTGTAGCGCGGATTGTGCCTGAGACATCTAGTTTATAAGCAGGTGATGATGATCCTATTCCAACATTTCCTCCTCCTAATATAGTTAATCTTTCGTTAGATGTAGATTTTGATGCTCCTGTTCTAGTGTGGAAATGTATACTAGCAGCATCATTAGGATATGTAGTAGCAAAACGTATATTACCTACATCATTAGTATACCACATTTGGAAACCTTCGTCCGCTATTGTGTTTTGATCTGATTTTAATTGTAAAATAGGGTCATATGATGAGTTTCCTTGAATTGTAAGGAAAGTATCAGCTCCTGTATTATAAAATAAACTATTACCTCTAACATCAAGTTTAGCTCCTGGTGCTGTAGTGTTTATACCAACATTACCATTAGTGTCAATTCTAACATACTCACTAAACGCTGAGGATTGTTGTTTACCTATTCTTAAATCAGAATTATTAGCTGCTATAATAGCATTAGTACTACTATCAGCACCAAAAGATAAAGCAGCTGTATTTGTGCTAGCATCTCTAGAAATAGCTAAACCAAAACCATGAGTTCCTGAAAAGTCATGGGTGATGAAGATAGGTGTTATATTTTCATTAGTTGAAGAAGATCCAACTACATGTAATCTATTAACTGGGGCTGTAGTGCCTATACCAACATTACCTTGAAAATAGTTATTATATAAAGGTAAACCATATTTTCTACCTAAATAATTTTCTACATATAATATTTCTTCTGTAGTTAATGTTCTATTAAATACAATAACTTCCGCTACTAACCAATCTGATACTTCGGCACCTACAGATCCACCTGTACCTGATGTATAGTTACCATTATTAATTGTTAATCTTGCTGATGCTCCTCCACCACCTGTAGCTGAATATAAAGAACCATCACTTTGTCCTCTATATAATGAGTTTTGATCTGTTGATAATACCCAATTATTTCCAAAATGGTTTGTTTGGTCTGTAATCCATCCTTCATGGTAAGCAACACCAGAATTACCATCCCAAAAACCAGATAACCAGTTACCTGAGTATCCATCAAAGATTCTTTTTTTAGCACCTCCTATATATCTAGTAACATGGAATAAAGTAAATGTACCTGGTAAAATAGCTGATGGGAAAGTTAAACCATCACTTGTACTACCACTTACAACACTAAATGTTTTGTATGAATTACTGCTACCTGCTGAAAATGTTACTTTAGTCGGTGATCCTTTAGAGGCATTTGTGTGGTTAGCATTTCCAGAAATATCATACCATACTTTATCAGTAGCATTATATGAATCACCCACATACCATCCTACTAAACCATCCATTGAGCCTACATTAGCATCATCTCCTACTAAAGCACCTGATAATGTTATTGATCTAACTTGAGAGCTACCTCTAACATCTAATAAAGCAACTGGAGATGTAGTACCTATACCAACATTACCACTTGATTTTTGGAATGTGATAGCTTCAGAACCAATACCATATGAATAGAATGTTAAGTTTCCACTAGTAGTATTAACAAATTGCCAATCTTCAGCATTATCTCTTTGAAATAATATTCCTCCATCTTGGCCTGTTTTTTTATTTAAAGCTAAATAATAATTGGCAGCTGCATTAGCATGATTAAGTTTTATACTACCTCCTTCTACAGAAAGTCTATTTACTGGGTTTGTAGTACCTATACCAACATTGCCACTAGCCCCTTCTATAAGCATACGAAGAGTTCTTGTAGTAGAACCTCCAGCATAAAAACCAATATTTGCTTGTGATTGTATTTCTAATTCACTAGCACTTACACCTATTCCATAAGTATCACCAGAATTTACACTATATAGTTCTAGTTTAATACTTCCATCTGTACCTTTTGTACTATTCCAGTACTGCTGGCCCATTTTTATTTTATACTGAGTGCCTGTTGTTATAGGAGTAGAAGCAGTAATCCCTCCTACAAAGACATTACCAGTTTGGATTTGAAGTTTTTCTGTTGGGTTTGTAGTACCAATACCAACATTGCCCCCACTTGATATTCTAAACTTTTCAGTTAATGTAGAGTTAGTAGCACCTCCTGTAAAGGTACCTACTATAAAAGCACCAGCAGCACTATTACCATCTTCATTTAATGCTCTTAAAACAACACTTGGTCTTGAATTTCCAGTACCACCAAATGTGTTAGCTCCAGTACCCGCTCCATCCCATAATTGAAATGCTATTTCAGCATAATCATTTGTTACAGATCCTTTATTTAGTTTTAAATTAAGGGTTAATGGGGAAGTTGTACGTTGTAAATCAATAGGATAGTTTGGTCCTGTAGTACCTATACCAACATTTCCTCCTGTAAAATATGAATCTCCACTTCTTGTTGAGCGAACTAAATTTGTCCAGTTTGCTGAGTCATTCCAAAGCTGCTCATCACTAGCTACGTTCCAGCTAACAGATGAATCACTCGAGGCATACCATCTCATTCCAAGTCCTGGGCTAAAGAAGAATAATTGGCTATTAGTATCATCACTATGGTGAATCCAAGATCCACCATCATAGTATACTCCTGCTGATAAAAACACGTTAGTATCCCAAGCTAAAACTCCAAAAGCTGGTTTACTAGCTGCTTTTCTTAGTACTATTTGAGAATCATTAGCATTATCAGTACTAATTGTCATACCCACAATAGAGGCAAAGTCAGTATTTACTGTTATTTTAGAGTTTGGAGATGTAGTTCCAACACCTAAGTTAGTTCCATCAAAATATAAATTTGATTCTCCATTGAATGGAGTTGATCCATTTCCAGTAGCAGTGACAACATAGTTGTTAGTATTATTTGTAATAGAGGTAGAGGCATTAGTACCTTGAATACCTTGAGTTCCTTGTGTGCCTTGAGTTCCTTGAACACCCTGAATACCTTGTGTACCTTGTGTGCCTTGAGTTCCCTGAATGCCTTGAGTTCCCTGTGTACCTTGTGTGCCTTGAATACCCTGTGTTCCTTGAGTTCCCTGAGTGCCCTGTATTCCTTGTGTTCCTTGAGTACCCTGTGTACCCTGCACTCCTTGAATGCCTTGAGTTCCCTGAGTTCCTTGAATACCCTGTGTACCTTGGATGCCTTGTATTCCTTGGGTACCCTGAGTGCCTTGTGTACCTTGTGTACCCTGGGTTCCTTGCAAACTCAAAGCTGTATTATATCCAAGAGTTTTAGTTGTTGTATTAAATACAACTATATTAGTATCGGATGCTGTTCCTAAACTTATTAATTTAACTGAACCACTTAATTGTAATGGACCTCCTGATCCTGATACTACAATTGATTCAGCCCCATATTTACCAATTTTAACTGAGTTATCTGAGAATGCTTCAATTACAGGTAAACCACCAGCTGTGTTTACACTAAATAATGATCCTGAAAGTGAATCATCTACTTGGAATAAACGACCTAAAGTACCATCAACAGAGAATACTGCTGATCCACTACCTCGTAGTGAGGCTGCTACACCAGAGCCTGATTGTACTAGAGAGCCTGTTATACTAGTATCTCCGGCTACATTAAGTTTAGCATTTGGGTTTGTAGTACCTATACCAACATTACCACTAGCATTAATAGTTAACTGAGCATTTGCACTAGTGGTACTTAAATTAATTTTACCACCAGTTCTATTATTGATATTTAAGTCACCTGCTGCTGTACCTGTAATAATATTGCCTGCTCCTCCTGCTAATCCTATAAAGGCATCACCATTAACATTAGTAAAGGCTAATGTAGTTTCATTTCCTGCACCTGATGCTTTAATACCAATATATGTAGCTGCTGATCCTCCATTAACATCAAGTTTATATCCTGGGTTTGTGGTGTTTATACCAACATTACCATTACCTGCTATTGTTAATCTTTCATTAGATGTAGATTTTGATGCTCCTGTTCTAGTATGAAAACGAATGGCGGCAGCATCATTAACATATGTTGTTGATAAATGAACATCACCAACATTATTAGAATACCAAATTTCAAAACCTTCAGTTGCTATACTATTACCCTGTCCTGTAAGTTGAATTACAGGATCATAAGATCCATCAGTAGGAGTTAATCTTAAAATAACATCAGCTGCTGTAGATTCATATAAATGGAGTTTAGTTGATGGGTCTGTAGTGCCTATACCAACATTACCAGATGTAACCATTAATCCCTTTCCTGTATTTACTTCTACATAACTTTTATCATAAGTTCCACCTTCACCTGGAGATAATATAATACCTGTAGACCAAGCTAATTTTAATTGCTGATATGTATTTGAAGTCCAAGCACCTGATGTACGGTATATTCCATAGTTTGAGGTATCATGCCAATATATTCCTGATGTTGAATCTGTTACAACATTATTTCCAAAAGTCATTTGGCCTCCAATAGACAAATCTAGTTTTCTACCTGGGACTGTAGTGCCTATACCTAAACTAGTGCCATCAAAATATAAGTTTGATTCTCCATTAAATGGAGTAGCACTATTACCAGTAGCTGTAACAACGTAATTGTTTACATTATTTGTAATTGAGTTAGCAGCTGAGCCCTGAATACCCTGAGTTCCCTGTGTACCTTGGGTTCCCTGTACCCCTTGTATACCTTGTGTTCCTTGTGTACCTTGGGCTCCCTGTACTCCTTGGATACCTTGTGTACCCTGAGTTCCTTGGGTTCCTTGAACACCTTGTATCCCTTGAGTTCCTTGAGTACCCTGGGTACCTTGAATGCCCTGAGTTCCCTGAGTACCTTGTGTACCCTGCACTCCTTGAATACCTTGAGTTCCTTGTGTTCCCTGGGTACCTTGAATGCCCTGTATACCTTGAGTTCCTTGTGTGCCTTGAGTTCCCTGTACGCCTTGGATTCCTTGAGTGCCTTGAGTACCCTGAGTACCTTGAACACCTTGGATACCTTGAGTTCCTTGGGTGCCTTGAGTACCCTGGATTCCCTGAGTACCTTGAGTGCCCTGTATTCCTTGAACACCCTGAACTCCTTGTGTTCCCTGGGTACCCTGAGTACCTTGTACACCTTGAATGCCTTGAGTACCTTGTGTTCCTTGCGTACCTTGAGTTCCCTGTAGGCTTAAATTCGTTCTATATCTAAAATTACCTGAGGCATCTGTAACTACAATATTAGTTTCAGTTGAGCCTAAAGGTATATTTGTATAAGCTAAAGAACCAGTTATTGAAACTGATCCTGAAAATTGATGTGTGTTTACTGAAGGTAAAGTACCAAAGCGAGTAGATCCAGTTACAAAATCAACTGATGAGGTAATTACTTGAGCAACAATTGTTTGTGCTGTAATAGTGCCAGTTGAGGTAATATCTCCTAAAACACTAAGAGATCCTGTAATAGTAGCAGATCCACTAACATCTAAAGTACCATTTAAAGCACTTTCCTTACCTACACCTACTTTGGATTGAGATACAAATAATGCTTTTTGTCCAAATTGACCTACTCTAACTGTATTATCAGAGAAAGCCTCAATTACAGGTAAACCACCTGCAGTGTTAACACTAAAGAGTGATCCTGATAATGTATCGTCTACTTGGAATAATCTTCCTAGTGTTCCGTCTACTGAAAATACTCCTGATCCACTTCCTCTTAAAGAGGCAGCTACTGAAGAACCTGATTGTACTAAGGATCCTGTTAATGATAGAGTAGAGCCATCAAACTGTAGATTAGCCTCACCGTTAAAAGGTGTAGCTCCATTTCCTGTAGCTGTAACTACATAGTTGTTAACATTATTTGAGATAGAGTTTGCAGCACTACCCTGAATACCCTGGATACCTTGTGTACCCTGAGTTCCTTGAGTACCCTGTACTCCTTGAATGCCTTGAGTTCCTTGTGTGCCCTGAGTTCCTTGAATGCCTTGGGTTCCCTGGGTACCCTGAGTACCTTGTACACCTTGAATTCCTTGGGTGCCTTGAGTTCCTTGGGTACCCTGTACACCTTGAGTACCCTGTGTACCTTGGATACCTTGTACCCCTTGTACACCCTGTGTTCCTTGAATACCTTGAGTACCCTGTATACCCTGGATTCCTTGAGTACCTTGGATACCAGTTATGCCTTGAGCACCTTGTGCTCCAGTAATTCCTTGTATGCCTTGAGTACCTTGAGTTCCTTGAATACCAGTTACACCTTGTATACCCTGTGTTCCTTGAATACCCTGAGTTCCCTGAGT